TATGTTACTAATCGCTCTGCGAATATTTTAAGCCTATCTATTGACATTTGACTGCGTGGCATGTTGTTTTCTATCTTGCCCAACATACTGTTACAGCCTCTGTGCAACACTTGCCTTAATTTGCCTGTTTTGTGATCGTGATCTAACACCGCATCATCTATAATTAAATCGCCACACAAGGCGCAGGTGTAATCTTGATCCTGTAGTTGCCTATGGCGATATTCTGATATCTCACGATATTTTAGTTTCAATTTTATTCTCTATCCCACTTGGCACACCAGTATAAAGGACGCACAGTGGCATCAAATTTCGTGCAATACTGTTCTGTTGATTTATAGTATTCGCAATTAGCACAATTCTGTCCTTCTGGGACCTGTGGATCACTGCTGTCAATGTAAAGTGGTGGTAGACTTTCTGGAATGGCTTCACCGTCTGGGTAAGTTCTTCCAGGAATAGGATTGATGTCTTGATAGGCCAATGCCTCATCTTCTTCGCCCATCCATTCTAAGATATGTTCATCAATCTTACGCAACACAACGGGGTCAGTGGCTGTGTTCTTGGCTGTTTGTAGTTCGTTGATTTCTTTCTGACGATCACGGAGATTGAAACTGTCTGGGTACTTGACATAGCCATCCCACTGATAGCCTTGGTATTCACAGAACAAGTTCCATATGCCTTCTTCTGCAATTTCTAGCAGGTCTGCTTTTTCACTGAGTCTAGCATTCAACAATTGGAATTCTGTTTCCATGGCCACACCTGACAGTGTGCGAGCCACTGTGGCTCTTACAGCACCTGTGTTGGCCATTTGATCAATGCTTTCTACTGTGTGTTTAATTGCTTGATAGATGCTGTCTACTGAAGCACCACTGAACTCTAACAAGTAAGGCTTTAGTCCAGGATCTAGGTTGTCTGGCATGTGTATCATTGAACCAGCACCAATGCCTGCTTGTGTTTCAGGTGTCTTAACTAGACTTGGATGTGTGTTCATGCGTATGCTTTGTTCTACTTCTGAGGTAGCGTTGTAGATAAACTTCTGTGCATCAGCAATATCAGTAATATCACTGACTCCAATACCACGGACCATACTGCGGCCATTGTAGGCACAAACAGCAGGAATCTTGCCTAGGCCATTTACTTCTGTAACATCGCTGACAAATTTTTTGTTCTTGTCATCAACAATTACGGTGCGAACTGTTTCTTTGGTCCACTCTTTGATTGTTTTTACTGAACCATTGACATCTTCTAGGTACTTGAAATAACTTAGTTCATAGCCACCCATTGGAGTGCGTTGGTAGTTCCAGTCTGTGACCACAAGTGGTGTCAACAAGTTCACATACGGACGAACGCCTAGAGCAATTTCGTCAGCACGAGTCTGTAGACCTAGATTTGGTTTTGCAACAATGATCCAGCAATGACCAAACACTGAAGCCCATGTTGAAACATCCTTCATGAATTGGTCTAAATTGCGGCCATCCATGTCGCAGTTCCATAGGAATGGATCTAGTTCAGGGATACCAGCAATGCTCATAAATTCACGATCTGGACTGTCACGGAATAGGAAACTGTTATATACGGAAACCACTGATTGGCAATGGTTTTCTAATGGGGTTGTGCGTAAACGAGCATCATACTCCTTGCCGCTTTCTAGTTCATACTTGGTTAAATGAGAGGCTTTGCGATATTCTTCGCCACCTAGATAACTTTCTAAAAGGTATATCCAATGATTTTGATAACTGGTATATGTTTCATTACCAGCCAGGGCTTCTGCAATTTCTTGTTCTAATAATTCTGTAGCATTCATGTTTTATCCTTAGTTAATTCTATGTCCCCAGCGTTGTGCTTGTAAAGCACTGGGGTCAACGTCTCTACGCACAGGAAACATAAAATCCACGGCATAGGATAGTGCATCATTCATGTGATCAAACTCACCCTTTTCAGGCACTGAGTTAGATCCCTCTTTATAGACTTGTCTTTCTAGACACTGTATTGTATATTTACACTGAGGGCTAATAAACAGGTTTCTTTCACCCCTTGCATTGCATAAACGGCTGTTCAATGCGTTTATTCTGTCGCGGACTGGTGTGTGTGCTCTTGGTGCTTTGACAATAAATCCTGCGTTGGCAAGGATTGTATGGTCACTTTGTCCTTGGCTCTTAGTAGAGCGGGCACTGCCCGCTGGGTCTGGGTAACAGAAGACTTTTGACTTTGGGTATCTACTTTTGATCTCATCGCAGAGTTCATGAGTATTGCTGGAATACAAGGTGATTTCATCAATGACATATAGCACATCTCCATTACGAACCATTACGCTGGCACACAGTGGACTGACGTTGAAGTCCATGCCTATGTAAAGCATTGATGTGTCAGGCTTTTCTAATTCTTTGAGATTATGTACGCGGTCAAAACTGTAGTAAATTCTACCAGCAGCCTCTTCCCACGTGGCCATGTATTCTTGGCGGAACAAGCGTTCATCCATGTCACGCTTGGCTGCTTCAACTTCTTCAGGGCTGACATTGCCACCATCAAGTGTGGTAAATGTCCAACTGCTCCAACTATCACCTTTGTCCAAGGCATTACTATAGATTTCATAGGCCCATGAACTACGACCACCTTTGGGTGTGCCAATGAACATAGCATGGCCTTCTTTGTCACTGAGTGTTGGTCTTACTGCTGTCCACACATCTGGATCCATGTCTGCAAATTCATCAAACACACAGAAATTTACTGAATAACCACGCATACGATCATAGGCATCTGCACTCATGATCTGTATGGTGCTGCCATTCTTAAGTGTAATGCTGAGTTCGCTTTCGTTGGTCTTTGAAATCCAGTTTAGACTGCCCAAGCGTTCTTTTAACTGTTCCCACACAATGCCTTTGCCCTGACTGCGTGTAGGTGCGATATACCAGCAACGCTGTTCTGGAAAACGGCTGAACTTGGCCAGTTCACGGATGGCTAGATAGGTCTTGCCAAATCTTCTGCCGCAGATAGCAGTCCTGAATCTTGCTGTGCTGTCCGCAATCTGTTGTTGAGCCCTGCTGAGTGGCATCAGTCATTCCAAGGAAGTATCTTATCAGTGTCTGTGGCACCTGGATCCTCCCTTTGACCAAGATACTGTTTGCCCAGCCATATCAACAGTGCTGAATTGCCATCTAATGCGGCTTTGATCTGTGCTCTGCGTAGTCTATGCTTGAGATCCGCACGTCCCTTGGCAATGTAGTCTGAAAAATTATATTTTAAGGTTTCTCTGTTGATTTGAAACCAATCTGCCATCTCCTGCATATCACAGCCCAATGCGGCTAGTTTGTAGACATCATCAGGTGGCACTACTTTTTGGTTTTTACCTCTGCCTACTACTAGACCATCGCGGGTCACTGTGCCCCAGCGTGGGTTCTGACGAGGTTTAAATTCCCATGCAGGGTAATTACCACCTTGTTCAGGAGCCTCAGCAGGCACTTCACAGTCACAGGATTGTGTGTGATCACATGAGTTAGTCACAGGTTTTACAGTGACTTTACCACTGTCTTTGATATTATCATTCATATTTTTATTTAACGGACTCAGCGTTTATACTGGCAGATATTGGTTTCATTTCCAGAGTTTCAATACGTTTACGCATTGACATCATTTCTTTGCTGAGTAAGGCTATTTCTAATCTATCTTGTTGTACGACATTTGTGAGTTTTGAATTCTGAAATATCAAATCACTGATAACGTCTGCGTGTTGTTTTACCGCAGGTGCCATCAATTCAATGTTGTTCTTGCAATTTTGTAAGTCCTGCATTGGGTCCCAGGTGGGATCAACCCACCATGGAGTTTCTTTAGCCATATGGCCTCCTTCACAAGTAATAATATTCTTGTGGTTTATATTTTAATCTAACACCAATCCCTTCTGGAGTTATTCCATAGTGTTTGGCTGCTTGTTTACGACTTTCAAATTGTCCATCAGGAGTCATAATAGGTTTTCTATTAACTTCACTGGCTCTTTGTTTGCATTTTTCTGTAGCCTTCAATCCAAAATGACCTTCAGAAATATTTTTCTCAACTTGTTTAATGCAAACATTACCTATTTCATAATGACCAACATCATTATGACGACTCATGACATATTTGCCTTTTAAACAGCCTCTTTCATGCCAGTGGCCAGAATCTAACCAAATTTTATACCATTCATCAAATGTAAGTTTGAACTCAATTGGATTGCCTAAGGCATCTACTCTACGTTTTACACTACATTTGTGTTGAATGTATTTGTTTCTTGCTTGTCTTTGTTCTAATGGATACATTATTAAATGTTAACAAAATATGTAACACAAATCAAGCACTTCTGGCTTCCACTTTAACTTTGAAAAATCTGCGATCTTCTAAGCCATCATCTGTGATGATTTTACAAAATATTGTGTAACTCTTGCCTACCTGACCTTCATCTAATGTGATAAAAGTTTTGGTTCCTTGAATGCCATCAGTAATTTTAACCAATGGATCAGGATCATTGGCACGAGCCTGAATAGTCCATGTAGCAGTAACTAAACTGTCACCTGTTTCAAGCCAATCCGCCCAATCCAATGTATAGGTTAGTTTTGCTTCTGGGTCTTTGCTGATTTGTAGACCTTGTATGGTCTGAATGAATCCTTGTGTAATAGCCATTTAATATCTCCTTTATATTATATAACTTTCATCTGTGTTGGCCACACTGGTAATACGGTTTTCTTCTACAATATTAGAATTTCTAATTTCTTCTAATAGAGTATAGGTTCTAATTTCTTTTACAGTTTTATATGTTCTTATTTCCTTAGGAATCATATAGGTCAAATCAGGATCAATCCTAATTTCAACTGTTTGACATTGAAGTGTGAATGAGGCTGTTAATTGTGCCTGTGCAGAACTTTGTTCACTGCCCACAACCAGTTGACTTGCCAATGCCTGTAGTGCCACTGTGGCTGTTCTTGTTGTCTGTGCCTGTGCTGACAGCGTGGTTGTGCTGGACAACAAGGCTGTTTTGTTTACAACAATGCCTGTGGCTGTTAATTGAGTGGCCACAGTGTTAAATTGTGCTGTTGTCCTACGTGTTCTAACAGCATCAGCAGACAATGTTGTTGATGCTGTTTGTATGCTGGCAGCAACTATGACTATTTCTGCACTGATTGTTAATGCGGCATTGGCAGACACAGTGACTTCAGCAGTCTTAACCAATCCCACAGATGCTGAGAGTGTAAATTCACTGTTGGCTGTGATCACTGCACCACTGCTGGCTTCACCTGTGGCAGTTAATGTGCTGGCCACAGGCATGTTTACTAATGTATCGCCTACTTTGGCTGCGGCAGTTAATTGAGTGGCCACACTGGCAAATTCAGTGCTGAACTGTTTAATGCGTGTGGCTACTGTAGTCTGTGTAAATGCCGCATCTAATTCTGCAGATAGATCAGCACTGCGTTGTGCTGTGGCAGTTTGTGTAAACACTGCATCAGCACCTTCAAAGTCTGTGTCACGTATTCTATCATTAACTGTGCTTTGTGCAAATGCACTGCTTAGACTTACGTTGGCATTTCTAATTGCCTCAGCATCTGTGATTTGTGTGAATACACCGTTAGCACCTTCAAAGTCTGTGTCGCGGATTCTATCCGCTTGAACTGTTTGATTGAAGTCAATGGGTATGTCAACAATGGTGCTGTCTAAGATAGCAACAGCATCAGCAGTCTGTGTGAATT